GGCCCGGCGGGAACAGCCGCGCGATGGGGCACAGTTTGTTTGGGGGCCCCCTGTCGCCCCCAATCGCAACCCGTTCGTGGGGTCGAGGAATCCGCCGCCCCGGCGAAAGGGTCGCAACCTGGCGCGAACGGGGCGGAACCCGCAGAGGAGTAAAGACTCATGTCGCGTAGCGAAGATTCCGGGAAGAGTGCTCCGCACCTGACGCAAGATCCCGCTGCATCCAGCTCCGCTCGGGCTGAGCCCGGCGGCGCGACTGCCTGTGCCGCGCCTGGTACGGCAGACAGGGGAGCATTGAGTCCGTCAGTCATGACGCTTCAGCAGGTTGCCCGCGTTCTGACGGCCGTGGGCGCTCGGTACGCGACGGTCGAGAACATCCGCCGGGACATCGAGGCCGGCGCGCCGGTGAACGCCGACGGGACGGTCAACCTCGTGCATTACGCCGCCTGGCTGGTGCGGGAGTCCGCTCGTGGCGATTGACGTGCGCAGCCTCAAGCCTGCCGGCCTTGTCCGGCTCTTGAACTCGACGCCGCTCGGGACGGTCCTGGACGAGCGCCAGCTCTATCGCCACTGGATGCGCGCCGGGTTTCGTCTTGGCGACGGGCGGCGCGTGGACCTCTTCCGCTATGTGGCGTGGCTGGCAGATCAGCGGCACGCGCCCAGGAGGAGGAGCGATCCGACGGCGGAGTATGAGGCGCTCAAGGAACGCGCGGCCGCGCGGAACCGGGCGCTCTCGGAGGCCGGGCGGGACATCGGCGAACTGCCCGCCGTCGTGGATGCCCAGCGCAAGGCGGCCGCCGAGAGGGACTTCCGGTTCTTCTGCCAGGCATACTTCCCCATGACGTTCTACCTGGGATGGTCGCCGGACCACCTGAAGGTCATCGCCCGCATCGAGCAGGCGGTCCTGCACGGCGGACTCTTCGCCCTGGCGATGCCGCGCGGCAGCGGCAAGACCAGCATCGCCGAGTGCGCATGCCTGTGGGCCGTGCTCTACGGCCACCGCCAGTTCGTCTGCCTTATCGGGGCGTCCGAGGTGCACGCCGTCGAGATGCTCGACTCCATCAAGATGGAGCTCGACGGCAATGACCTCTTGGAGGCCGACTTCCCGGAGGTGGTGCATCCCATCCGCTGCCTGGACGGCATCGCCAACCGCTGCTCGGGCCAGCTCTACAAGGGCGAAAGGACGCACATCGGGTGGACCGCCGACGAGGTCGTCCTGCCGACCATTCCCGGCAGTAAGGCTTCGGGCGCGATCATCAAGGTCGCGGGCATCACCGGTCGCATCCGGGGCATGAAGTACAAGCGGGCCGACGGCCAGACCGTCCGGCCGTCGCTGGTGGTCCTGGACGACCCGCAGACGGACGAGTCGGCGCGGAGCCTGTCGCAGTGCGCGACGCGGGAGCGGATTCTGGCGGGCGCTGTGCTGGGGCTTGCCGGCCCGGGGAAGAAGATTTCCGGCATCATGCCCTGCACGGTCATCCGGCCCGGGGATATGGCCGACAACATACTCGATCGCGACAAGCACCCGGAATGGAACGGCGAGCGGACGCGGATGGTCTATTCGTTCCCCACCAACGAGAAGCTTTGGGCCAAGTATGCCGAAATCCGTGTCCAGAGCCTCCGCACCCATGGCGACCTGCGCGAGGCGACAGCGTTCTACGAGGCCAATCGCGAGGCCCTCGACGAGGGTGCGGTTGTCGCCTGGCCCGAGCGCTACAACCACGACGAGGTCAGCGCCATTCAGCACGCGATGAACCTCAAGCTCCAGGACGAGGCCGCGTTCTTCGCCGAGTACCAGAACGAACCACTGCCGGAGAAAGGCATCGAGGACGAGGGACTACTTACCGCCGACCAGGTCGCCCAGAAGCTCAACGGCTACCGTGCCGGCGAAGTGCCCCTCGGCGCGGACCATCTGACGATGTTCATCGACGTGCAGGGGAAGTTGCTTTTCTGGCTGGTCGCGGCCTGGGCAGACGACTTCACGGGATACGTTCTCGACTACGGCTCCTACCCGGACCAGAAACGCCGATACTTCACGCTCCGGGATGCGACGCGGACGCTCCAGATGGCTGCCAAGGGCGCGGGGCTTGAGGGGGCCATCTACGCCGGGCTGGAGGCGGTGACCAACGATCTGCTTGGCCGAGAGTGGCGGCGGGAGGACGGGGCACACCTGAAGGTCGAGCGGTGCCTCATCGATGCCAACTGGGGCACGTCCACCGATGTGGTGTACCAGTTCTGCCGCCAGAGCGCCCACGCGGCGGTGCTGATGCCCAGCCACGGGCGGTTCGTGGGCGCATCGAGCATCCCGTTCTCGGAGTACCGCCGCAAGCGCGGCGACAGGGTTGGCCTCAACTGGCGCATCCCCAGCGTCCACGGCCGCCGGGCCATCCGCCACGTGCTCTTCGACTCGAACTACTGGAAGAGCTTCATCCACGCCCGGCTGGCCGTGGCGATGGGCGACCGGGGGTGCCTGTCGCTTTTCGGCCGCGACCCGGAAGCCCATCGCCTCCTGGCCGAGCATCTCACGAGCGAGTACCGCGTCAAGACCGAGGGTCGGGGTCGGGTGGTGGACGAGTGGAAGCTGCGCCCGGAGGTCTCGGAGAACCACTGGCTCGACTGCCTGGTCGGCTGCGCCGTGGCGGCGTCGATGCAGGGCGTCGTTTTGCCCGGCACGGACGCGAAGGCCGCCGTGAAGCGCGAGCGGGTGAGACTTTCCGAGCTCCAGCGCCATGCCTACCGGCAGGCAGGGAGCAAGCGGTAGATGGACGAGCGCAGAGACACGACCGGGAAGCCGGCGAATCCGCCTGCCGCACCACCAACGGTCGGAGCGGAAAGCTCTGCCTGTGGCATGACCGGCATAGCGAATCGGCGCGGCCTGGAGTGCCCGCGCTGCGGGTGCAGGCATTTCCACGTCCTTTACACCCGTGCCGCCATCGGCGGGCGAATCCTCCGCCGCCGTGAATGTCGTCACTGCGGCCGGCGGCTGACCACCTACGAGAAGGGCGATGAGTAGCCCAGGCCGCCAATCTCTCCAGTCAAGTCCTGCATCCTTTATCGCTTGACCAACTGTGCGGAAACACGGCATCCGATTACGTGTTGTGCACTTCAGAATCAAGTGAGAGCCCGGCGATCCTCCGTTCTCAGCCGACGCCCATGCCGGAACTGGAAAGAACGGTTGCCAGTTGCACCCCCAACTGGTCAGACTCGTTACCACTCTTGCCGCGGCCTGTTCGACTCCCTGGTGCCGCCGAAAGGGATTCTTCACTCCTGAAGTTCTACCCGTAGAACCTGCCCGCCGAAATCCCTCTCCCCGTCCGTCATCTCGCCCATCTGCCGGGTAAGTATCGCAGTAGGCGAAGGAATTTCTGTCCCGCTGCGTGGGGCATGAAGGGCCTTTTGTCTTTCAGAGGAAAGTGCATGGCCGAGAACCTCGACAACGCCATCCGCGAGAACGCCGCTGGTCCCAAGCGGGCCGCGGGCGATTCCGGCTCGGTCGAACAGCACAGCCTCACCGAGCAGATCGAGGCGGACCGGTATCTGGCCTCGAAGGAGGCTGCGAAGTCCAAGGGCCTCGGCATCCGCGTGACCAAGCTCGTTCCGCCGGGGGCGTCCTGATGATCGCGACCGCGACCAAGAGACCGATTGCCCTGAGCCGCCTGCGGGCAGTGCCCCTCAGGCGAGTGCGGGGACGGTTCGACTCGGCCGCAACGACCGAGGACAACCGCCGCCACTGGGCCAATGCGGATGCGCTCTCGGCCGACGCCGCCGCATCCCCGGCCGTCCGGCGGACGCTCCGCAACCGGGCCCGCTACGAGGTGGCGAACAACTCCTACGCGCGAGGCATCGTGCTGACGCTCGCCAACGACACCATCGGCACGGGGCCGCGTCTCCAGATGCTCACCGGAAGCGACGAGGCCAACGACGAGATCGAACACGAGTTCGACCACTGGGCGCACGAGGTCTCCCTGGCCGAGAAGCTCCGCACCATGCGGATGGCCCGGGCGCAGGACGGCGAAGCCTTCGCCATCCTCGTCAACAACCCCGTCCTCGACCATCCGGTCAAGCTCGACCTGCGGCTCATCGAGGCCGACCAGGTGGCCAGCCCGGACGCTCATCTTCTCGACTCGCGCGAGGTGGACGGCATCGTCCTGGACGCCTACGGCAACCCGGTCGCCTACTACGTCCTGAAGCACCATCCGGGAAGCGCGGGGTGGTCGCTGAATGGCGAATACAGCACCGTCCCCGCCTCGCACGTGATCCACGTGTTCCGCCAGGACCGGCCGGGCCAGCACCGGGGCATCCCGGAGATCACGCCCGCGCTGCCGCTCTTCGCCCAGCTTCGGCGGTTCACGCTGGCGGTTCTGGGGGCGGCCGAGGCGGCGGCTGACTTCGCGGGCATCCTCTACACCGACGCCCCGGCCAACGGGGAGGCGGAGCAGGTCGAGCCGATGGATCTCGTCGAGCTTGAGCGGAACATGCTGCTGACCATGCCGGGCGGCTGGAAGATGTCGCAGGTCGAGCCGATGCAACCGGCCACGACC